ATAATGGAGTATCTTGAATTATTAGGTATAGAACCTAACTCATCTCAAAAAGCAATTATAAATGCTGTTAATAATCCCAAATATAGATTCGTTTGTGCGGCTATATCTCGTCGTCAAGGTAAAACATACATTTCAAATATAATAGGACAACTGGTTTGCTTAGTACCAAACAGTCATGTACTATTAATGTCACCTAACTATTCACTATCGCAAATCTCATTTGATTTGCAAAGAAATCTAATTAAACATTTTGATTTAGAGGTACTTAGAGACAATGCAAAAGATAAAGTTATTGAACTTTCAAACAATTCTACAATTCGTATGGGCTCCATTAACCAAGTTGATTCGGTTGTGGGTAGGTCATACGATCTCATCATATTCGACGAGGCCGCTCTCACAGACGGGAGGGATGCTTTCAATGTTGCGCTCAGGCCCACACTAGACAAAGAAAACTCAAAAGCAATCTTTATATCTACTCCAAGGGGTAGAAATAATTACTTTGCTGAGTTTTACTACAGAGGTTTTAGTGAGGAGTTTCCAGAGTGGTGTTCAGTAAAAGCAACTTATCATGAAAATCCTCGTGTAGCAGAATCAGATATTATTGAAGCAAAGAAAACAATGTCTGAGAATGAATTTGCACAAGAGTACTTAGCAGACTTTAATGTCTATGAAGGCCAAGTCTGGGCATTTAACCATGAAGAATGTATAGCAGATTTATCACAACTTGATGTTAGTCAGATGGATGTTTTTGCGGGTCTTGACGTAGGTTACAAAGACCCTACAGCATTTTGTGTAATTGCTTACGACTGGGATAAAAGAAAATATTATCTAATAGATGAATATATGGATGCGGAGAAGACTACAGAACACCACGCAATGAAGATTCAAAAATTAATTCATAAATGGGACATTGATTACATTTACATTGACTCTGCAGCTCAACAAACAAGATACGACTTCGCACAAAATTACGATATTAGTACTATCAATGCTAAAAAATCAGTACTTGATGGTATAGGACATGTTGCAACAGTAGTTGATAATGATGAACTTATTGTTAATCAGACTTGCAAAGAAGCCTTAATATCACTAGACCAATATCAATGGGACCCAAACCCTAATTTATTAAAAGAGAAACCAAAGCATAATATGGCATCCCATATGGCTGATGCTATGCGATATGCGTTATATACATTTGAAACTACAGCCACAACGTTTTAATAACACCTACAAAAAACAGTTCTTGACATTTGCTGTATGTTTTTGGTATAATTCTAATTAAGAGTAGAAATATGAATTTCAAAAGAGATTTAGTTAAATACGTACGAGATAAAGCGAAATCACAATATAAAAAATCAAGCGATTGTTATATCTGTGGAAGTACCGAACAGTTAGATTTTCATCACTATCACGGGCTTACAGAACTACTAGAAACTTGGATAAAAAAGAAAAAATTAATTATTGAAAACGAGCAAGAAATACTAGAGATTCGACAAGCCTTTATTGATGAACACTACAAAGAACTTTACGAGGATACTGTAACACTCTGCCACAGTCACCATATGAAATTACATTCAATTTATGGAAAACGACCCAAGTTGATACACGCAGAGAAACAAAAAAGATGGGTCGAGAAGCAGAGAGACAAATATGGCATGGTATGATAGATTATTAGGCAGAACTCCAGTAGTGGACGATGAAAAATTGAATCCTGCTCAATATGTAATATCCCGAAATGAGGGTATGACTATTGACTCAAGGGAAATAATTACTAACTACAGAAATGCCTATGAACAGTTAGAAATCGTTAATAGAGCAGTCAATATGATTGTTGATGACGTTTCCGAAATACCCTTTGCTGTAGGAGAAAAGTTCGTAGGTACTACTAGCGTTCTTAAAAATATTCGTAGGTCAAAAGTAAATTTACTACTAAATATTGAGCCTAACCCTTTTCAAGATGTTAGTGCTTTTAAAAGAAATTTAATAATTGACTTACTTATAGATGGAAACATCTTTATTTACTTTGATGGAGCTCATCTCTATCATTTACCAGCAGATAAAGTAACAATCCATACTGATGACAAAACATACGTAGAAAGATATTCATATGATAACTCAATAGATTACAGCCCTGATGAAATTATACACATAAAAGAAAATAGTTTCAATTCAATTTACAGGGGAGTTCCAAGGCTAAAACCAGCTTACAGAACTATGCAACTACTTGGTAGCATGAGAAATTTTCAAGATAACTTTTTTAAGAATGGAGCAGTTCCAGGATTAGTACTAAAGTCACCAAATACTCTTTCTGAGAAAGTAAAAGAAAGAATGATGCAGGCTTGGAGTATTCGATATAATCCAAATACTGGAGGTAGAAGACCTCTAATATTAGACGGAGGGTTAGAAGTTGACCCTTTAACAAAGATAAATTTTAAAGAACTAGATTTTGCAGAGTCCATAAAAGCAAATGAAAGAATTATTCTAGAAGCTATGGGAATACCACCAATTTTAATGGATGGAGGCAATAACGCAAACATAAGACCTAACCATAGACTATATTACTTAGAGACTGTTTTACCGATAGTCAAAAAAGTAGGATACGCACTAGAAAGATTTTTTGGTTTTTCACTATCTGAAGATGTAACAGGTATTCCTGCTTTACAACCAGAGTTAAGAGACCAAGCAGCTTATTACGCAACTTTAGTAAACACAGGCATATTGAGTGCCAACGAAGCTAGAGAGGCCTTAGGCAAAGACCCTGTGGATGGATTTGATGAACCAAGAGTACCTGCTAATATAGCGGGTTCTGCGGTAAATCCAGAACAAGGAGGTAGACCTTCAGAGGCTGCCCCAAGCGAGGAAGAATAATTATGACAAAAGATATGATGGTAAAAGCTCTTTCCAATTACTTTAAAGCAGAAGGCGGTCCTATAGATTTGCCTGCTTATAAAGCAAAAGGAAATGATGTTCCTGTTAAGGATTATTTATTAAGAAGAGCATTTGGTTCTTGGAGTAGAGTACTCAGCGTGGTATCAAAAAGATATCCTGTAGAAGTAGCTGCACCAGAAGTTAAAGAAGCACCTGTCGAAAAGAAAGCACCTGCTAAGAAAAAAGTGGAGAAGAAAGATGGCAAATAAGATTTATCATTGGACTAGCACTTTTAAAGCAATCGGTGAATCAGAAGACGGTGGCGTTGATATTAAAGGCTCTGCAAGCACTAATGGACTTGATAGAGCTGGAGATATTATTGAAAGCGGCGCATGGACAAAAGGTGGATTAGAGAATTTTAAAAATAATCCAATTATTTTGTTTAATCACAATTACGACAAACCTATTGGTCGTGCAAAAGATTTACAAGTTACAGAAAACGGTTTAGAGATATCTGCAAAGATATCTAAAGCTGCAGGTGATGTAACTCAATTAATTAAAGACGGTGTCCTTGGAGCTTTTTCTGTTGGTTTCAAAGTCAAGGATGCGGATTATATGACAGAAACTGACGGATACAAGATAAAGGACGCGGAGCTTTTTGAAGTTTCAGTAGTATCAGTGCCTTGCAACCAAGGGGCAACTTTTGGATTGAGCAAATCATTTGATAGTATGGAAGAATACAACAAGTATAAGCAAACTTTTTATAAGGCTAACCCAGCAGAATCAGCAGACGCTGTTAATGTTGAGCAGCCAGGACGGGAGGAATCCCAAAACATGGAGACAAATATGTCAAAAGAAAATAAATCTCCTGAAAGCAACTCAGAGTTCAATCTTGAAGAGTTTGCAAGAAAGGTAGCTGCAGATACAGCTGCTGAAATTGCAATGAAACAAGCTGAACAAAAAGCTGCTGAACAGAAGGCTGCAGACGAAGCTGCTCAAAAAGCAACTAACGACGCCGAAGTTCAAAAAGCTGCTGAAGTAGCAGATCAGGAAAAAACTAAAACTATAGTTGAAGCAGGTCTATCAGGAGCTGAAAAGCTTATGAATGATGTTGAGTCTAGAGTTAAAGAAGACTACTCTAATTTAGAGTCAGTTGTTAAAGGACTTGAGTCAGAACTAGCTGAGAAATCAGAAGAAATCGTAAAAATGAGAGAGTCAAAAAGACACTTCTCAGACAGACAAGGTCAAGGCGATTGGAAAAAAACTTTTGAGCAAGATATCGTTGACGCAAAATTTGCTGGTTTAGCTACTGGTAAAGGATGGGACAGTGAAGTTGCTAAAAATGTGATGGAAAAAGTTAACACTCATTCAGGTGTTCAAGTTTCATCAGCTGATTTCGAGCAAATCGTTTCAACTAACATCGAAAGAGATATTCAAAATGAATTAGTCTTAGCTCCTCTATTCAGAGAAGTAGCAATGACTTCTGCAAACATGATTATCCCAATCTTACCAGACAGTGGTTATGCTGAATTTACTTCAGGTTCTGCTGTAGCAAATGACAACTTAGATATGAGGTCTGCTGCTTATGGTGCTGATGCAGGGGTTAGTATGTCTGAAAGAACTCTTTCAACTAAGAAACTTATTTCTCAGTCATTCTTAGGTAATGAAACTGAAGAAGATGCAATCTTACCGATCCTTCCTTTAATTAGAGAATCAATGGTAAGGTCACATGCTAGAGCAATTGAAAACTCAATCCTAGCTGGTGATGATGCTGACGGCGTATTCGGTACAGCTGGAGCTTCTTTTGAAGGTTTACTACACTTAGCAAGAAATGACAGTGACTACACACAATCAGCAACTGCTTTTGCAACTGATAAAATTGTAGCAACTGACTTACTTGAAATGAGAAAGAATATGGGTAAATATGGTGTGAACCCAAGTGAAGTAGTATACATTGTTTCACAAAGATCATACTACGAACTATTAGAAGATGCTGAGTTCCAAGATGCTAACCTAGTTGGCGACATGGCAACTAAGTTATCTGGTGAAATCGGACAAGTGTTCGGTTCAAGAGTTCTTCTTTGTGATGAATTCGCTACACCAGCAGTATCTAAGTTCGCAGCTATCGCTGTTAACCCAAGAAACTACGTAATGCCAAGATTAAGAGGCGTAACAGTAGAATCAGACTACGAAGTAATTAATCAAAGAAGAGTCTTAGTGGCTTCTCAAAGATTAGGATTTATCGACTTAATTGACGGTGCTACTTCTAAGTGGGCTTGGATGTATAAAGCTTCATAAGGTTAACCTTAACAAGCTAAAGGTTTCAGGGAGTGTACCTAACACTCCCTCTTTTTAATTATGGCAGATTTAATAACATTAAGAGAATACAAAAACTTCGCTGGACTTACTGGAGAAAGTGAGAATGCGAAGATTAATGTCATCATACCTGCTATCAGCCAAGCAGTAAAAACATATTGCGGCACAAGTTTTATAGACTATTATTCTAGTGACAAGACCGAATATTACGATATTAAGGATAAATACACTAATGCAATAATACTCGATGAGAGTCCAATCGTGAGCGTGACTTCAGTTGAAGAAAGAAAGAATCAATCAGACTCATATACGACTCTAATATTTGAAAATTCAGACTCAAGCGGAAAGTATGACTACGTAGTAGATTATAATGCAGATACTATATTTAGAACTACTGCAACAGGAGACAAAATGTTTCCACAAGGAAGAAAAGCAGTAAAAGTAGTATACAAGTCAGGATATTCAGCAACACCGGAAGATTTAAAACTAGCATGTTTTGATTTAGTTAAGTACTATTTAAAAGACGAAAGAAAACAAAACTTAACCATTTCAGGTGCACAGATACAAAATCCTGTATCAACAAGTTTGAGAGAAAACATAGGTTTTCCTGACCATATTAAACGTATATTGGATTTTTATAAAATTCATAAGTAATGGCAGATAAATTTAAGTTCAAGTACTTATCTAGAGATAAAAATACTGGAATAAGTTATGAAAAACTAGTCCAGGAACAAGCAAAAAATATAGGAAAAACTGCAACAGATTTAGGAAAACAACTTAGAAATGTTCAACTAGGTAGGTTAGAAGGAAGTGAAGGATTTTTTAGAGAGTTAAATGACTCTCTTGCTGCAACAGGATTAAGTAATGACCCTGAAGTAATGAAAGCATATAAAAGGCTAACAGGAGAAGCAACCCAAAAACAACTAAGTTCTGCATTAGCCCAATTAGCAGGACATTTAAAAAGAGCAGGGTCTGCACTACCTACGCAGTGGAATATAGGACATAAAACAATGGAGCCTATTAATGTTTCTATTTCTTTGACAATAATGGCAATACAAAGCGGATTATTAGAATTAGAAGCAAAAGGAGAAGCAAATACAGCTTTCTACAGAAAACAACAAATAACAGCTGAAAGACTAAGAAAATTAAGAGCTGTAGGGCATGTTATTTCTCAAGCAGAAAAGAAAAATGATTTAGAAAATAAACAAATAGTTGCTAAATTAAAGAATATGAAAAAAGATGGCCACATAGATATAAGCCACTTAAAACAATTAGACTTAAAATTAAATGATGGAACTCTTGCAAGATATCAAATTGAAACAGAAGACTTAAACAAAGATATCAAAGGAGTTAAACAGAAAACACTAGGAGCAATGAGAAAAGCTTTAGTATCTGGAACTGCTCAAGGAATGACCTCCGACTTAGCGAAAGCACTAGGCGAAGCAGACATTACTAGTATTACAGGGTCTAAAAGCATTGGAAAAGAATTAGGAGAGCAGTTAGTAGAAGCTGGAGTAGGTAAAAAGAAAAGAACTTATAAAAAAACAACTAAAGGAAAAACAAGAGTAAAAACATCTGTTGATACTCAAAAAATAACTACTAAAGCAAGAAAAGTTGGAACAGGAGCTACTGTAATTGCAAAACAATTAGAAGCTCAAAATAAAATACTAACAACCGCTTCTATAGGTAAATCAACTGATGATGAAGCTCTTTCTCTTAATAAAATTAAATATAATATTAATAGAAGTTTAGGTGCAGAAGTTAGAAGAAACATGGGAAGACCTGCACTAATAAATAGAACAGGACAATTTTCAAATAGCGCTAGACTTTTAAGTTTAAGAGATACAGGAAAAACATTAACAGGTGAATATACTTATACTTTAACAGGCGGGGGACAAAGTAAAAATAAAAGAGGAGTTTACTCAACTTTTGAAAATTTAGGTAGCAAACAATGGCCTTCAGGATATAATCCAAAACCTTTAATAGCTAAAAGCATAAGAAATCTAGCATTGAAGTATACCGAGAAAAAATTTACACTTAGGAGAGTATAATGGCATACAGAACACAAAGAAAAAAAATAGCCGAAGCTCTTGTTAACAAATTTAAAGAAATTGATGGGAATCATCCTTTTAATTCAAACATCTTTCAAAATGCTGACTCACATTTAGTATTTTTAGATGAAATACAACAATACCCAAAAGTATGTGTTGTAGCAGGCGATGAAATACGACAATATCAGCCTGGAGGATTTAAATGGAGATTTTTAACAGTAACAATCAGGGCATATGTAGAAGATGCAAATGACCCTCAAGAAGTTTTGTCGTTATTACTCGAAGATATCGAAAGAGTAATCGATGATAATGACATACTAGTGTATGACGATACTGTATCGCCAAACCTACAAACAACATCTATAACTATTCAATCGATAGGTACAGATGAGGGAGTTATATCTCCTTTAGGCATAGGCGAAATGGTAGTTGAAGTACGATATTAGGAAACAGGTAAAGCAGAAAATTCTAGCTGAACCCTTTCCAAAGTAAATATAGGAGATAAGCAAAATGGCTTTAAATCTATCAAGAAATACCTCGGTATTTGTCTCAACAGGTAATGGAGTACACACAAGTGGTGGTTCAGTACTAAACTTAGACGGATTTACCGCAGGTTCAGGACACGTTGTTGGTGATGTAATTACTATGGGTACAACAAGTGGTAGTGGTTCAGGACTAAAAGTAGTAGTTACTGCTATTGGAGGCTCTGGAGCTGTTACCGCTATAGCAATTCCTAATAACTTTAGAGGAACAGGATATGCAAACGATGATACAGTAACTCAATCAGCAGCACCAAATGGAACTGGATTTGCAGCAGTAGTACAAGGAGTTTCTGCTACTACGGCTCAAGGAAGTAGATTACCAACAGGTCTTTTTAAAGGAAATGGAACTGACGCAAATACATTCAAAATTGGTGTATTAGACGGTTATAGTTTCTCACAAGGAAGTGACGCTACTGATATAACAATTAGTGAAGCAGGTTCAGAGCCAAATAGAGGCTCAAAAAGATTTAATGACTCTTTACCACCAGCAGAATGGTCTTTCGGTACTTACGTAAGACCTTACAAGCATGGTACAGATAGTCATAGATCATCTGGCACAATGGATATGTGTGAAAACATTTTATGGGCAGCTATTGCAGGTAAAGACATTACTGGAGGTTCAAATACTGGAACTTCAGCTACTGCAGTAACTTGTGATTCAACAGATGCAGATGTATCTTTTGTAAGGTCAGACCATCACGAACTATTAAAAATGTCTATTTTCTTCGCATTAGAAAATACAACTTACAGACTAAATGAGTGTCAAGTAAACCAAGCAGAAATTGACTTTTCAATTGATGGTATTGCTACTATCACATGGTCAGGAAATGCTACAACTATTGACCAAGTATCAACAGTTATAGAAGACCCTTCAAAAGCTTTAATTAGTACAGATGGAACTCAGTCAACAAGTACAGCAGCAACTTATACAGAAGGATATAATTATGTAGACACAACTGCACCTAATGATGCAGATTACTTAAGAAATAAACTATCAACTCTAAGCTTAACGCATGCAAAAAATGCTTCAGGTATATTAGAAGTTGGCGCATCAGATAGTACAACTACTTATGATATTAATATCACAGGGGGCTCACTAACTATTGCTAATAATATTACTTATGTAACACCAGAAACTTTAGGTCTTGTGGATGTACCAGTAGGTTCTTTTACAGGTGCTAGACAAGTAAGTGGTTCTTTAACAATGTATTTAGATACTAAATCAAATGGTTCTAACTCGTTACTATCTGACTTATCAGCAGCTACAGACTTAGTTAATAATGCATTTGACATGAGTCTATTTATGGGCGGTGGTTCTTCTTCAACTCCAGTAGTTGAATTTGATTTACCAAAAGCTCACTTACAGATACCTACTATTGAAACAGCAGATATTATATCAACAACCGTTGAATTTGCTGCTCAAGGTACAGACCTGTTAACAGGGGATGAAATGACAGTTAAATATAAAGCTTTAACAAGTC